ACGGCGCATTTGGGCCATGCCGATCCCGCCATGACCCGTGGCCATTACCTCGACCCGAGGATCACAGAGACCAACCGTGGGCTGGATTTCCTGCCGCCACTGGACTTGCGAGAGCCGCCGGCCGCCTAGTTTTCCTGCAGCAAAACGTGACACGAGCCAGGCACAGGGCGAGCGACGGCGGGAAAGGGAGTAAAACCGCCGCCGCTCAAGCCCTGGCCTAGGTCAGTCGTAAGAAACCTGCGGCTCGTTTTCTTTCATCGCCTTGGCCACCGCCAGCAGTTGCCACTCGGCCTTGAGCCGCTGAACCTCGCCCAGAAGGTGCAGCACCATGGCAGCCAGCGAGCCCGATGTGCCGGTGTACGCACCCGAGAACCGCCGTGCGGCCTGCTCGCACTCAAGCAGATAGGCGTCGGTGAGCGGCTCAGCCACGCTTATCCTCATCGAAAAGCACAATCGCCAGCAGGCTATACGCAGACAGGTCGAGCAGCGTGTCACGCACTCCTTCGTGGACGAGCCGCCCAGTGCGGCAGTACGTCTTCAGCCGCTGCACCTTGTCGGCCACTCGCACGAGGCAGCCACGCCAAGGCTCAATGCCAACGAACTCTGCACCCTGGCGGATGTTGGCTAGCGGGTCGCTTTCGCTTCCGTAGTCCTGGCTCTTGCTCAGGTGCAGCTGACGCAACTCCTCGAGCAGTTCCAGAAACGGCAGCGAGCCGGGCTGCTCACGGTTCAACAGCCCGTCGCCACGCAGGCGTTGCTGCTCCAGCAGATCGTCAAGGTACTGCTCGTTGGCGATGCGGTCCCAATGGACGTGTTGCGTTTCCTCTGCTTCGGCGACTTCAGGCAGAGCTTCCGTTACAGGCGGCGACACGTTGCCGAACCGCTCAATGATGTCATCAGCGGTCGCACCGCCTTTGGCCTGCATGGTGGCGTACCACTGCTCGTGCGGCTTGCCGGCGGCCTGGGCTTCGCGGCGAATCTCCACGGCTTGCCGCAGCTTGGTGTTGGCATCTTCAATCGTCGTTGTCATGGCATTCCCTTTTTCTGAAACCGGAAAATCGCAGTTTGCGGAAAGCGTCAAGCAGTCCGCACCGTGCCGTCAGACATGACGCGATAGTTCTGCACGTCGAACGCACCGCCCTTGTGAACGGTGGCCATTGCAAATCCCCAGTTCCACCGATTGATGCGTGCGTAGTCGGGCCGCAAGTCGCAGAGGCACCCGGTGCTCCAGCACGCCGTTTCGTGGTGCCACATATCGGATTCGGCATGGTTGCTCGTACGGTGGGAGTGTCCCACTAGCCCACTGGAACCCGTTCGCAGGAACACGCCACGGGCCACATTCACTGGGGCAGCCATGCCGCTTGGCAACTCGTGGCCGTGCAGCACTGGCAACTTGCCGAGCATCACGGGCCGCTTGTCTTCCACCAGCGTCACGCCGTGCTTGTCCAAGTCGAGCCACGCCCCAAGGCTCATGCGTGGATCGTCGCTGATCTCGGCGGCGTGCTGCCACAGCCAGTGCGTCCACCGCTCTTCGTGGTTGCCGAGCTTGTAGACGATGGGGATCTTTGGAAACTCGTGCCGCACGTATTCGATGAACGCCCGCACCGCGTCGAGCTCGCCCTTGAAGTCCCGCTGCGTCGGGTCTTTCATGTACCGACTGATGGCATAGAAGTCGGCGATGTCTCCGTTCAAAAGCAAGGCCGACAGATTCTGATCCTTGAGAAAGCCAACCGCCGCAGCCACGGCGATCTCAGAGTGATACGGCACATGCACGTCACTGATGATGCCAACCGGGCCGAGTACGTCGAGAACGTGCGGAGTCCACGACTCGGCCATGCTCTTGGGCATCGACCGCTGCTCGCCGGCTTGACGTTGCGGCCTAGCGGCCACCGGCTTTACTTGCTTGCGACTCTTAACGCCGTTGACGCCGAACTGCCTGGCAATCCGCTTTCGTGCCTGGTCTAGCGTGATGGCGTTGTGTGACTCACGCACCAGGCGTCGAGCCAGAGTCCTCGCCGGTGCGTCAGGATGCCGCTGGCACAGCCGCTTGGCCATCTCGGTGATTGCATCACCCGCCATCGCTCACCTCCCTGTAGCCGAGGCTGTAGAGAACCTTGGCAATATCCTTGCCCTGCTGCTCAACGTGCTCCTCAGACTGCGTCGGATTGAGCGCATGCAGCAACTCATGCACCAGCACCTCGAGCTTCTTGCGGCCACGCATGCGAGCGTCAAGGATGATCCTTGGATGCTTGGCCTTCTGGCTGAACGTATACCCGTAGGCAGCACCCTTGAGCGTCGTGAAACGCAGCAGCCATCGCTCGTCGCCGTTGAGTGTGAATACGTGATCGTTTGCCACGGCGTCGCCCTTTCGCCACGACTATGGCAGGGCTGTCAACCGCTACAGCGTCGCGGCTTCTACCTGTTTCCGTGCTTCGTCAATGCTGTCGGCCTCTATGACCACAACCCTCCTGCCTGCTGTAGCAGCGAGTTCTCTGGTCGCCGCTGGATGCCACACGGCCACGACGGAGTTAAGCCAGTTGGCCTCCCTCTCCATCACTAGATGCCACTCCCTTAAGCACATTTTCCCTTCGCCGATGATCGCAGCTAACCCGTTGTCCACGCCCGTTTCTTCGTTTCGCCAGTTCCCGGTGTGAACGAGCCTCATCCTCCGCAGCTCATCAACGACATCGCGAGGAGTTTTTAGCAGGAGGATCGGTGGCTTAACGGGGACCGACCGGCGAGTGAACAGGTCAGGAAAAAGTGCCGAGGCCATTGCGCTGGCCTGCTCAAACGTGTCCGCCTTGATCACGCTTGGGGAGCAGTCAGCCAGTAAAGCCTCTGCACAAGCGTCGGTCGCGTTCGGGTGCCAAATAGTAGCGATTCCCAACTTCTCAACAAAGGATTCGCACTCCCATGTTACGTGACCAATGAACTTCTGGATGCCACCGATGTATCTTCCCGGTGATGGAAAGGCGCGATTAAGCCCAACGTCGTTGCCGTCTTTGTCGAGGTCAGCCCCGTAGTGGCATCCGTACTCCCGCATCTGCTCCGCAACGTCTCGCGGAGCCTGCAACCACAGGAGCGGCAAAGACTCGCGAGGCGGCTGCCAGAACTGCGTTGGGCTTCTTCGGCCGTTGATGTCGCTCTGCGACGAAGCCTGACCAACAAGAAACACAGACGGAGCGTAGGTTTTTCCTCGCATCCCGAGGCATGGCCCCATGTCCCAGTCGATGTGATTCATACTCTCTGACCAAAGTTTAGCAAGGGTTTTCATGCCTTCGCGATTCACCGCGTAGCAGTGAGTTCGCTGCGTGTTTTTGCATCTGACAACACCATCACATACTGGGGTGGCAGGGGCGATGTGCTGTCCGCCGAGCATTAGGCATTCCCAATCGGCTGGCACGTTCTCCAAAAACTCCGCAGCATCTGCGGCGAATGTATTCCGAAACTCTGCGTCATCTTCCATGACGAGCATTCGCTCGACGCCGTCCATCAGCGCGTTATGCAAAACGCGCAAGTGAGACTGCTGGCATCCGTATGCACCGCCGCCAGACTTCCAATGACCTGGACACGGAACAGCGTTGCCGTCTACGGCGTCAAACTTCTGCGGCTCTAAGAACGGCCAGCCGCATTCGGCGATCCGTGCCAAGAACCTTCGCATCCTGTCAGCTCGCCGCCGCAGGGAAATCACAATCACTCGGTCAAACAACTGCATCATGGGCGAACCTTAGAGGTCATAAGTCTCGCAACCTCGTCAAACGTAAGGCCGTCGTAAGGTCGATAGACCGGCGACTCGGCCTCCCAAATGATTTCGTTCCGGCATACCAGTGAATCCAAAGAATGCCACGGCTCGGAACCGATCCATAGTTCGGCGTGCATGCGCTCCCACGGATAGCCGCACACACGCGGCCCTCCCGTGTCGCGGTGTGCTCGCGGATGCCGCAAAACGGACACCCAATCTGCACGAGCCATCCAGAAGTTTCCGCTGAAATGCGGCATCCACGGTGAGTCTTGCCAGCACACGCCGACAAGATCAACCAACTCAAGCCGCCTGAGGTTGTAGTCCCATCTCGCAACAACGTGCTCCATCATCAGCCACCGCCAGAACCGCTTGCCAACGTGCTGCGGATTGCTCACTCCCTTGGTGTGGAAATACAACACAGCACCGCCCCTGTTGTTGAGGCACCAATCGTGCAGCCTTTCGAGCGTTGGAGTTTCGTATTGCCCCAAGTCGCTCAAGACCCAGCGAACGTCAAGGCCTTGCTGGCGAGTCCACGCCGCGTCATCGTCGCTGCCTAGCAGCAAGCATTGAGGTCGCAGCCCCACGGCGTCAGTGATTCGCTTTTGCTCTAGGACAACCTCCTTCCAGTTGCCCATCGCTGCGATGTGATAGAAGGCTGCAAACGCAGAAAACCCGCAGAAGCGGCTCCTCCGATCTACAGCTCGCCCGGTATGCGTGTCGCTCACGCCCGCCTAGCCAACCGAATGGCTCTCCTTACAAGCAGCCTGCCAGCAATATCAACGAATGGGAGCCTTCGCTTCTCTGCTTCCTCGCGGAGCCAGCCAACAATCTCGTCCAAGTGGGCCTCGCACCACCCCGGCTCGCTTGCTTCTTCCTCGTCCATACGGCGAGCGCGAGCGTTGCATGAACAAGTAGGCGTGGCTGTGATGCCAATCTTCTTCAATATTTTTTTTAGTTCCGTGCCCGGACCGGGACGCGCACGAGGATATGCCGCGTGCGTCTCGTCCACCACGATCAGGTCGCCGTGTTGACTGACGATGCACGGCTGCACCTCGTCCAGCGTGTAGCCGCGCTCAGTGCAGCGGTCTTTCAAGTTGGAAATGGTGCAAGTAATCACGGTAGTGGGTTGTCTCTTTCGCAAGCGGCCTGACTGCAATACGTCACACCTTGCGCGCAGTTGCTTCCACGTTCATCCTCCAGAACGCAGTTACCGTTGATGTCGCGGCACCACCGCTCGCCGCACGGGCCGCACACCCCATCGCAGCAGCATGTCTTCTCACCCTCTGCCGTCTCTGTACCCGGCTCGCCATTCCAGCAGCCATGCCCGCTTTCATAGTAAGACTCCGGCGGGCAGCATCCGCTGTGTCCACTACCGGCCGCCTCTGGGTAGTAAGTGTATCCTGGCTCGCATCCGCAGTCCCCATCGGTAGTGCATTCCAATGACGAAGAAGAAGAACTGCTTCCACTACTAGACGATGACGAACTACTGGATGACGAACTACTGGATGACGAACTACTGGATGACGAACTACTGGAAGACGAACTACTGGATGACGAACTACTGGATGACGAACTACTGGAAGACGAACTACTGGATGACGAACTACTGGATGACGAACTACTGGAAGACGAACTACTGGATGACGAACTACTGGATGACGAACTACTGGAAGACGAACTACTAGAAGACGAACTACTAGACGAGCCGCAGCAGCAGTTGAATCCGATTCCGAGGCTGCCCTCGTAGACAATGAGCGCTCCGTCTTTTATTACCAGCGACATCGTGCTACTCAGGCAACCGTTGGTGTCAAGCGTCTTCTACGTCAGGTGCAGGACGTTGTTCCAACAAATCTCAGGTTTCCACCAACCACGGCCAACACTTGCGTTCCGCTTGAAGAAAACCCAGGGAGTTGCGTAAGGTTCGGCTGAAGAAGAAACCACGCCGAACCGTCTCGAGCAATTGATACGTCGCAAGAGCCAGAAGGACTGAGGCCGCAGACTAGGTTGGTCACTAAAGCGGTGTTCGGCGTCTCGGTCACGAACTTAAAAGTGACAGTCTTCGTTGCATTAACAGCCCACGCCCCCGAGAACGTGCCGATTCGCACTTGTTTCGGCGGCCGGTCGGCGAACCGCTTGTCAAACGTCAGCGGCGACGCACTTGGCGGCGTTGTTTCCGCAGCACGCACGACGTTGGCAATCCGCTCAGCGGACTCGTACGTGAACTGCACCGCATCGGCGGGTTTGCGTTGGCGTGCCATTACGTCGGAGGCGTACCAAACAGCGTGGTGAAGTCAACTTCTGGATTCACTCGACGAGCAAGGATCGCCGGTCGACCGAGTGTCTGATTGCCATTGCCGTCAAGGGCAACGGGATTGGCCGACGCCACCCACTCGCTATTCTGAAAATCAAACACCATCGCACGGCGTTTCTGCCCGCCGCTGATGTAGTTCCAGCCAACGTCTGGCAGTTGCAACCGCCAGCCTGTCTGGCGATACATGAACTCAAACGAAGCCGCCCAGTACGTGTACGAAACTCCGTTAAATACTTCGGTGGTGCGAGTTCCGTTTGCTCCGGTTACTTTCCACGACCACGCTGACGCGCCCCACCATTGCCCGTCGTTCAGGCTGTTCAGTGCTCGCATCCCGGCAAAGAAGTCCGCGCTGTCTCTGCCTGCTGGCCCAAGCGAGTCGGTGGCATAGTTCTGACGCAAAGTCGCCTTAACCATGCTTTCTTCGGTTACGAGTCCTTCAAAATAATCGTAGGCCGAGTTGGTCAGCGGATACTGCGTGCCGTTCCCGCTGCCGTCGTAATAAAACAACGCCGGCACCTGCCCCTGGCTAGCCTCTAAAGTCCACTCAGCGGATCGTGACGTTGGGGCAAGAACATCATTGGCAGTCAGTTCTCCGTACTCGGCCACCACCTCGACGTGGTACGGCGAATCTCCGTATCTCTCGTTGACTTGAACCTTGCGAAGAAAGGCGAATGAGATATCTGGGTGTGCCTCGCCAAACGTGCTGACGCCGACGGCCGTCAGGATGTCGTTAATGCTGTTAGTCGGATTCCCTTGGAGCGTGTTGTCCGACAGCGTGCAGACGAACCGCCGCACGGCAACTCGATCCGCCTTGATCTCGTTTTCGTACGTGCGGGCAAGTTCTTGGTATGACGCAACGCCCATCAGTTAAACCTCGCTGCACCGACGATGGCCACAGGCTGATTGAAGTAGTTGGACGCCGCCTGGCCAACACCAAGAGCGATCCGCTCAAGGAGCTTGGTTTGCAGCCGCTGCTGGATCAGGGCCGGATCTTGAGCGTTGGCCGCCAGGTCGAGCACTAGGTTGGCACCCTGCGTCGTGCGAACGTCCTGCACGCCAATCGTCTGATCACCCAGCGTGTTGAGTTTGGCAAGCCGCTCTTCCTGCCGCTTCGCTTCTGCGGCGGCGGCCTTCTGCTGCTCCTCAAAGATCTTCTGCTGCTGCTGGGCAAACTGTTGCTGGGCTTGTTGCTGCTGCTGCTGATAAGACTGCAGAGCCGCTTCTTGCTGTTTGCGGATCTCTTCTTCTTGCTTGCCGCGACCGCTGGCAATGTCTTCTTCTTTTGCCTTTACTTGATCTAGCTGGCCAAGCCTCTGTGCGGCTGCGTCCGCCTCTGCTTTATTTCCAGCCTCGCGTGCTTCCGCGAGTTCTTCTTGAACTCGGACTATTTCCTTTTCAATCTCAAGTACTCGCTGGGATGCAGCAAGCCGCTCTTGATCGCCGCCAAAGTTTTGGAGTGCTATTTGCTGGTCAACATACTCGTTGATGCGCTGTCGCTCTTGACCAGTTCTTTCAATATCTGCAATTTCCTTGTCGTATATTTCTCTTCTTCTGGCAACTTCAGCTTCGTATGCCTCTTTCGTTAAAAGACCATCTTTCACTTGCTGCTGAAGACTAGACACGCCCAGGCTAAAGGTAGCCCACGCAACCGAGGCATCCGAGCCAAGAGACACAGCCTTATCCCGCAATCCGCTAATAGTGTTGCCCACAGCGTCAAACGCCGCTTGAAAGCCTTGGCCGAAGCCCTGCTCAAGAGCCTGCTGCTGCTCCTCGAGCTTGGCCTGCAGTTGGTCAAGTTCTGCCTGACGTGCAGCGGCGGCGTCAGCCTGGGCCACGTTGTCGGCCTGGCGGGCGGCGGCCAGTTCCTGCGACACACGGGCCTGCTCACGCTGAACCGTTAGCAAGTCCTGTTCAAGGCGGGCCGCCTCGTCGTTCGTCTGGAGCAGTTGATCAAGCCGCTTGCGGTCGGCGTCCACTTGGGCCTGTGCTGTGTCAGTCGCCTCTTGGCGGTTCTGCTTCTCCTTCACAAGCTCGCCGTTCAGCTGCTCCATGAAGCCGTTCATGATCTCAATCTGGTCTGCCGTCAGCTGGCCTTCGGCGGCCATCTGCGAGAACGTCGCCAGCGTGGCCTGCGACTGCTCAAGGAATGCGGACGTGCCGCCCTCGGCGGTCGATAGGAACTGGTCGAGGTCCGCAGTGGCGGCAGCCAGGTCGGCCTGCACCTGAACCTCGGGCAGTCGGGCGTTCTCAATCTCTGAACGCAGCCCACGGATGAACTGCTGACCGACACCTTGGCCAGCCGCTTCGGCGTCGCCACCTCCGGTGAAGATGCTGTTGAACGTGTTGGCTGCATTGGCCGCAGCGGCCTCCATCTCAGCAGCGTTCTTTCGTGAAGACTCCTCGGATGCTGCGGCAAGCCCGGCACCAAACTGCTCAAGGTCGTTGCTGACGTAGCTACCGAGTGCCTCAATGACCTTGCCAAATCCAATCAGCAGAGCATCAATGCCAATCTGAATGGAATTGAAAACGGCCCGAAACGCTTCCATGCCGCTCACCAGCAACCGGCCGCCAACGTCGAACACTTGGCCCACCTCGGCCAATGACGTTGCGATGTCGCCGAAGTTCTGCATGAACGAGTCGAACACGCCAGCGAAATACTCGGCACCTTGCAGGAGAACGTCCGTGATGGCGTTGGCAATCCCGGTGCCGCCCTCACCTTGGCTGCCGCTCCACTCTTCCACAAACTTCAGAAACTGGTCGGTGACGGCAGTGACGGCGGGAGCGAGGTTGCCGATGACTTGCCCGATGATGCCGTCAACAGTGGCACGCACCAGGTCGAAGGCGTCGTTCATGTCGGCGACATTGTTTACCTGCGTCTCGCTGATGATGATGCCGAGCCGCTCGGCACGGGCCTGCAGCTCCTCAATGCTGGCGGCACCCTCACGGAAGAGCGGAGCCAGTGCGGCCCCTTGCTTGCCGAAGATGGCCACCGCAGCGGCGGCACGATCTGCGGCAGTAGGCAGTTCCGAGATGGCAGCACCGATCTCTGAAAACTGCTGTTCCGGCGACAACGCCCGCAGCTCCTGCAGCGACAGGTTGATGCCCTTGAGTGCCTTATCAAGTGCGTCACCAGGCGTGGCCTTGCCGATGTTCACGGCCAGCTTCTGAACGGCAGTGCCGAAAGCCTCGGTATCCACGCCGGCCAACTTGGCTGCGAGCGAGTAGCCCTGCAGTGCCTCCACGCCAATGCCGGTGCGAGCCGACAGGTCGTTGAGTGAATCCACGCCAGCGTTGACATTGCTGACGAGAGCAGTGACTTGGCTGGCAACCCTTGTGAATACGCCGGACAATGCCTGCAGCCCGTCGATGATGAGACGGCCAACCTCAATGCGCCTCAGGTTGTCAACGCTCCTGTTCAGCTGCGTCAGTTCTTTGTCGGTCTTGTTGGCCTGCTTGCCAACTCCGTTGAGCTCGTTCGCCGCACGGTCAGCCGCACGATTGAACTGCTCCTGCGTCAGCCTGCCTTCTCGCAGGTGACCGGACAATTCCTGCATTTGGTTGTCGTACCGCTCCTGCGGTGTCAGGTTTGCCTGAATGATCCGTGACGCAGCGGCCAATGACTGGGCACGCTCACGCTCAGCCTGAGCCGCAGTCTCGTTGGCACCGCTGGCAGCGGCGGCAGCACGGTTGTACGTCTCCTGATCAATCGCACCCAATTCCAGCAAATCGCTGAGTCGTTGAAGCTCTTGGCCTCGGCGTTCGTCAGCCGTCCGGTTCTGCTCGGTGATTTTCGCGCCTTCTTGGAACGCTGCCGCTGTCTCACGCACCTGGCCCTGAAGTGCGGCAAACTGCCGAGCGTATTCCTCGCCGTTAAGCCCAGCCTGAAGAGACGCATTCAACCTGTCGAACTGCGCCTTGAAGTTATTGGCCGCCGCTTCGGCTGCACCGCTCGTGCCAGACGCAAACGAGTTGAGTTCCTGCAGCGTCTTGTCAGCCTGCTTGCCAAGATTCTCAAGTGCCCGCTCGGCTGGCGTAAGGTTCTTGATGACGCCAGATGCGTCAGCAGAAACCTTCATCGCTAGTGAGAGAATGTTGGCCATGGCTACGTTTCAAAGATTGCTGAGAGTTTCGCCAACTCCCTGGCCATCTCCTCTGATGTCTGCGGTGGTTTCTCAATCGGGACGAAGTCGGATGCCTTTGGTGCCTTGCCTCGCTCGCTGTACGGTGCCAGCACCGCACTTGTGAGCAGGCCTGTCTGCTGCCACGGATCAGGCAGGGCGTGGTAGTAGCGGGTGAATGCCACCCACTCCGACAACTCCTGCGAATCCATGCGGCGCGACAGTTCACGCACCGTCATGCCTAGGTGCCCGGCGAGGCGGAAAAGGAATCTCCGCATCGGCCGGGTCTTCAGTTTTTTGCGAGTTCCTCCACGTCGCTTTCGGTCATGTTGTTGTGCTTCATCGCCTTCTCAAAGAGCTTCGACACTACAGCCGAAGACTTCTTCGCCAGCTGCTCGATGCCTTGCTCGTCGAAGAGCCGCTCGCCGTTCTCGGGATGGCACAGGCAGCGGGCCAAGTACTTCGTGCGGAAGTTGTCGATGCCACGCTCTTTGTTGCCGATCCATTCTTTCTCGTAGCTGTCCCGCTCTTCCACGGTCATCACACGGATGCCGAGTACCAGCGGCTTGCCGGTGGAATCCTTCCACTCCTTCACCGTTACCTTCAGCACAGACAGGTCGTCCGATGCGAGGATCTGGGCGGCGAGCTCTTGCACAGTCAGGGCCATGAGAATCTCCTAGGCTTGGACTCTGAGCGTGACGCCGTAGCGGGTCACGTCGTTCACAACGCCTTGAAACGTCAACCTCTCAAGCACCGCCGTGGCACGGTAGGCAAACCCGCCGCCAGCAATCGTGACGAGCGAGCGGACGCCGTAGTTGGCAGTTGAGACGTTGGCCGTTGCAAAGCACGACA